CATCTCGACATGCCAAACATACGTCGCCTATGAGATCAAAATCGGATCGGCTATGGCACCCGACGCATTGCGTTAAACGCCCGAATTTGCCTCAGTCTCCGACCCCTCTTCCCCCTGCGTATCGATCTTATCGGATGGGTCCGTCAAATCCGGCTCACCGCCGCCATCAGGCAGTCCAGGCGCTTCACCCTCCAACCCGGCGTATGGATTGCCGTCCTCGCCAGCAAGCCGCGTGCGCTCATCCTCGGGGGCGAGCACGCCGCTTTCGATGTAGACCGCCGCCGTGTCCGCGCGCGTTTTGTGGACCGCAGCGTTGCCGGCTTCATCCAACTGCCAGAGCGGCACGAACTCGTGCGTAATGTCGTGGTCGATGAAGCCCCAGCGATTGAGTTGGATCACGTCCAATGCAAATTTCATCGGGTCATCGATCACGCGCTCTTGCCTGGCGTGCATGGAATCGTAGAAGCACCTGATCTCGCCATCGGACGAAGCATTAAGCCCAGACGGGGTAATGCCGAACGCCTTGACCAATGGGACCGATGTAACCGAGGACTGATGTTCCTGGCTCTGCGCCTGCAAATGATCCAGCGTGCCAAGCGGTGCCGAGATATTCCCGAAATGCTCCGTCTCTTTGTCTGTCATGAACACGCCCAGGTTGTCCCGCATACCAGCGAGAACCGAGGCGCGATTGTCCATATCGTCAGAGCCACCTTGCAAGAAGGCTTGCATGTTGGTTTCGAGATTGAACACCGTGAAGGCGTTGATCAAATCTCCAACAGACTGGCGCGTGCGGAGCCAGTTATCCACGGTTGGCTTCAACATCTGCGACAACGAGATGCCGCCGAAATTATAAGCTGGTTTCAGGATATCCGGCACTGGGCGAGACACAATCGTCATCAACCGAGTGGCGTTGACCCGGGTTCCCATGTGGAACCATTCTTCGGGCTTGTAGAAATTCTTATCGCGCGGGTTGGTCGTGTTGTATTTGTTCGGTGCAATCCATGACGGATCAATCACACGGAAGCCGGTCAGACTACCCTTGCGGATCTTTGCCTTATCGAGCAGCAACGGCGACAGCAATTCGTCCTGATCTTTAACGCCGAAATCGGGGTAGATCTGCGAAATACCCATGTAGCCATCAAGCTCAAGGGCATTCCGAAACGCACTGCGCACGCGGAACTCTTTAAGGTCAGCCTTGATCTGCGTGATTTTATCTGTCTTGTCGGTTTTGCCAATCGCCTTCAGTGTGATCCACTTGCGCGTCATTTCTTCCGCGATAACTTCGGACGGACGGCGATATTCGGATCGTTGCGTCAACTCGGCCAGATACGGGTATCCCATGAAGGATACGCCCTCAGACCACGCGCTCATCATCCGGCCGGCATAGCTGAAATTCTGCGCGATCTGGTCGGATTGCGCTTCATCCATCGCCAGCCGATCGCCAGACGGCAAGACGCCAGGCGCATAGGTTGGCATTTGAAACGACGTGCCGGTTGGCGCCGGCTTTTTGCCGTGCTTCATCAGCGCGGCGTGCGATATTCTCAACTTGGGCGGCTCTACGCGCTCAATCTGTGGCGGGCCTTTCCACCAACGCGAGATCGGGTTCATCGGCGGCCGGATGCGTATTTGGCGACGGCCTCGGGGGAGATGCGAATGGGCGAGCGGGTGGCAACGGCGAACCGGATCATCACTGCATCCGCCAAGTTTGGCGACTTCATCCCGTCAGGTGACTTGTCCACAATGATCTTCCCCACCCCATTTATGCTGAATGTCGGCTGAGAAAGCTCACCACAAAGCTTCTGTAGGTGCGGCAGTTTTCCAGAAATGGAAATGATATCGTCAGGATTGATCTGCGCGCCCTCTACAACTGCCCGGTGTGTGTTTTGGAACCGCGTGCGCAGTGACCACCACGATTGGGCCTTGCAGTTGACGAACATATCCTGATTTTTTCGGCCTTTGACATCTTCGCCTTCTGGATTGAACACACCAGCAGATCCGCGAAATGCTTCAACAGTTAACTTCGCGGTGCGGGTTTCATTAATCACCCGTGCATCGCCTCGCACGCCAGCGCCGAGCCCATCCGCATCATATTTGAACCCGGCACACCCATGTTGATCGCAGAGTGAAAACGCACGTTGCACCGTTCCAAATATGTCATCGCCTTTGCCGGTCCATTCTTCTAGACCGTCAACAACAACGCCATGGGCAGCGCAAAATGCGTTGGCATCTTTTCCTTCGTCTGCAACGTCCAGTGCTGCGGCCTTTTTGCCGGAAGGCTTTAGGCCCAGCTTCAAATGAGCATCAATCGCGGACTGCACCCACGGAGACGGGATTAGAACGCCTTCGACGCTGGCGCTGTAGTCAATGTCGATTTCAGCAGCCACAACCATCGGATCAAGTTCGGCCACCTGCTTAGCATACCACGCATCGTCTTTACGTGGGTCATCGCGCCAGTGGAACGTGAAAACGTCAATCTTGCCGCTGTGGCGCTTTACTGAAAACGGGTTGTTCAGGCCATTCGGGGTCGAGATGTCTTGGCGGCAATTCGTGGTCTGCGATAACGACGCCTCAACCATTTGAGGGCGCTCAAGGAATGCGGCCTCATCTACAAAATATATTGACGAACGATCGCCTCGGCCAATGTTGTCGCCAGCCTCGCCGCTGATATTTGATCCGGTTTCAGGAAACGAAATCCGCATGTGCGGGGCGTTTACGCAGATATCCCATCCGCCACGGAATTCAATAGGCAAATTCTGCATGAACATCCGAGCCTTGTGGAACAAGGACTTCGGCGCTCCAATGCGATCGACATATTCCTCTTTTCGAGATCCGAACCCAACCGCCATGCCATCATTAAACAGGCACATCGTGCATGCCAGAGACACGGACAGCCATGACATTCCCATGTCGCGGGTTTTCTCGGTTAGCCCCGGCCTGCGGTTGCGCCAGTGGTCAATGATCCAATCAATCCACTCTGCCTGCTTTGGGAACAGAATGAATGGCACAACGGCGGGCAATCCGCGCTCAACATTGCGCGGGTCGAGTGTGCAACCCCAATTGTCAATGAAATGTGATGGGTTATCTCTGTAAAACGATTTCAGCGCCGGCAGCATATCAGGGTTTTCGCGGATGCGCGCAAGTCGCGTCAGACGATCTCGAAACACCCCAACATAATCGGGAGATTTGAAATTGAAATCTTCATTCACCTGACATCATTCGCTGATATATGCGCGCCGCTTCGATTGGATCTTCGGTCGTGATCGTCAAAGATTGCACGGGTCCACCATTCGCGCCCGTCAGCTCAACCGCCGTCTTATCCCCATATCGCTTTGAAGCGATCTTGCTCATCAGCCAACGCCGCGCATCAAACCGCAACCGCGACCGTTGAAAGTTCTCTTTATTGAAAACCAGAACGGTTTCGCCGGCTTGGTTCTGGCGTTCCATCCAGTCGTTCGTGCCATCATCCGCGATTTCCAGCAACTCATCCGCCATCGCGTCCATACCCAGGTCACGCGCGACGGCGTATCGAGCCGCAAACCCCTGATGGTCCGCTTGCACCCAACGCCGCACGGTGCGCTCATCGGGCATATTATCGGCCATGCAGATCGACCGCAGGCTTTGGCCCATGGACAGCAGATCGCAGATCTCGGCGTCGAGATCGGGCGTGTAAGCTGCGTCGGATCGCATGGAGGCGGCCTGTTGGTTAAGGGGTAAGCAATGCGCGGCCTTAGCGGTGGTATTTACCGGGGACGCTTTACCCATGCCACACAGGAGGATGATCGGCCCGTTGTGGGGATGGATGTCGCGCGTTTAAAGGTGCTGCTTGGCACGCTCGGGAGATGGCCCGCACCGAAGGCGGAATTTTGGACGCAAAAATGGCGGTGAAAGCACATAGCCACACGCTTTCGGCGTTGGTCAACAGTTTTTTTAAAAAAACATCCGGCGGCCTCGTTTATGAGATCGCCGGATGTTTTCAGTGCCAAGCCATGCCGTGACTCACCGGGCCTCGCCTCGCCTCGCCTAGTCGCGCCTCGCCTGCCATGCCATAACTCACCACGCCAAGCCGAGCCACACCGTGCCGCGCCTCGCCTAGCCTGCCGCGCCATACGTTGCCCCGCCAAGCCGCACCCCGCCCGGCCCCGCCTATCCATGCCTGCCATGACCTGCCGTGCCACTCCATAACTCGCCATGCCATGGCACGACCGGCCTTGCCTGCCTCGCGTTGCCATGCCTAGCCTCACCCTGCCTGCCGTTCCGTGCCGAGCCTCACACTGCCACGCCATACCATGCCCGGCCGCGCCAAGCCTGCCTCGCCATAACTCGCCCAGCCCATCCGCACCCTGCCGAGCCTTGCCTCACCTGCCGAGCCAATCAGATCAACGCTTTACCCGGTCCAAGCTGCGCCACGCCACGCGCTTTCTTGAACTCCTCAACGACCGAAGCGACCTCCATAAACCGCGCATACTTCGCCTCAAACGCGCGGATATCAGCATCCGCCTGCCGAAGAATTTGCGCGCGAAAATCATCATCGGACATTGCGTTAGATAACGTCGTGTAGTTGCTTTCGCCACGCTCGCCAACCACAACTGACACAAAGGCCCTAACGGGTGCTTTCTGTTCGTCATCTTGATTGATGATAACGACATTCCGAATTATGTATTTCGCCTGATCCTCGCGGTATCGCGCGGCGGCCTTTATGTCGTTCCACTCAAAAATAGGGTGAAGGACCGACGCATCATCCTTCGCCACAGCAACAACATCCGCCGGCTTGAAAAACCTCCCTTTCTCAATCTGGATTTTGTTCAGTTCTTCCCCAACGATCTGGGCAGAAACCGGGGCGAATGCCCCCGGCTTCCATTGATAGACCATCATACGTTGTCACCCTCGCGGGCAACGTGAAACAGACCAAACATACCATCCTTCTGCGGGCGCCATTCACCAACACCGATGCCGAACCCCGCGACGTTGAACAGATGCACAATCTGCTCATCGCTCAAAACGCCCGCATTGTAGCGAATCTGAAGTTCAACAGACCATGGATCGAATTGCCCACGATAGCGGATATCCGCCGTCCCCATTCCGACCCTGACCATGTCTTCGCGCATGGTCGGCTCGCTGCCGTGGATTTTGGTCAGATCGCCGTTGATGTGAAATGCGCCCCGCGCTTCAACTTTCGTCACACCGTCGATGTGCGAGCATGCGTCAACTGCGGCGGCCTTGAATGCAACGGCAGGAAATCCCCAACCACCGCCGGGGAATGGATATATGCTATCGATGAAATCCTGATGCGGGTCTTTCGCGGACTTCGCGGACTTCGCTTTCTTCATCTGCTTATCGAGCATTTCCTTCTTGGCCTTTTCCGACCATGCATGGCAGATAAGCGGCGAATCCCCGATCAATCGCACGTTCATGGCGCGAAGATCGAAACGCGGCAGGGAAATTGTGGTAGTGGTTGCAGCAGCCTTGGCCATGGGTAAGCTCCATCGTTTAGGTTAGGCCGAGTTCGATGTATCAGCATCGCCTCGGCCGATTTTATATACTCTCTGTTTTTAGGAATGCAAAGCGGAAAATCACCGCTTCGCTTTAATCCCCCACCCCAGAGCCAGCGCCTCCAACCCGATTTGCAGCGCCCGCAACCCACCAAGCTGCGTCGCCCATTGTCCATCACACACGCCGCTCACCGTGCCCCAGTGCTGCGCCCCCACATGCCGCTCTGCAGCGCGCTGGTCGGTCCAGCACTTCGTTTGTGCGGCCCACAGATCCTCCTCCGACTGCGCCTCACCAGGATCGTCATCAATGCCTGGCTCCGACGCATACATGGCGGTGGCAGTCACGCGCGCGGCTTCCCATGATCCCGTCAGCGCGGCCCGTAGGCGCATTCCCGCCTCGTGCTGATCGTCGGTTATCTGGCCGGCAAGGGAGTAATGGTCCAAAGGATCTGTCGCGACGGTTCGGCACGCGATGCGGGTTGTCCCGACCAGTTTGCTGTCATTACGCAATCTGGATGTTGCAGCAAGACCATCCGCGCCGATGTCCGGGAGTGCCGATTGCGCCGCCGCGCGTTTTCGCTCTGCCTCGCGGATCGAGGCGCTTATCGCGGCTGTTGTCGTGGGGGATGTGTGGCGGGGGTTGGACAATTGGCGCGATCCTAGAGGTTAGAAAATATCAACCGCTGAATTTCAACCAATCGGGCGCGATATAATGGGCCGATCTCGCCAAGGTCCGCAAGGACCGCCGGGCGGGGGAGTGCCGTGATCGGGCTAGGCTCTGCGCCCGTTCCCCAACATCCTGGGCATTTGATCCGAATGGTCTGCGGCTCAGACATCGGTGACCCCGTTCACGGCAGCCTGCAATGCGGCGTTGTGCGCCATCACTTGGAAATTGACACCCCAGAGCGCGGCAGATACTTCCGATCGGAACCGGCCCGCAGGCATGACGCGAAGGCCAGTGTGGATCAGCCATCGCGCGAGGTGGTGGCGGATTGTCCAGATTGGGCGGTGGGTTTCAGTCATGGCTCCA